AAGGCAATAGGAGAATTAGCTAGCGTGTTAGGTTTTTCTAGAGTCAACATTGGACACGAGCCTGGCATATATCGAGAGAGAGCGGTGGGTAATACAGCACTAACAGATGTTCCAACCATATCAGCCAAACTTACTGTACACAAAGATCAAGCATTGTTTGTAGGTTATGACCCACTCAAAGAAGGTGGTGTGGGTGATATTGAAACATTAGCATCTATTGCATCAAGACCATCTTATCTCACCAACTTTGTATGGCAAACATCACAGTCACCTGGCACACACTTATTTTCTATTCGCGTGTCACCATATATGATGGCAATACAGGATGGTGCACTACGGCTGACTTCTAGTTGTTTTGCAGCGTTTCCGTTTTCCTATTGGTCTGGGACAGTGACTATCAAGTTCGAAGCAGTTGCGTCTTTCTTACATAGAGGAAGATTGTTGTTTGTGTATGATTCTGGATCTAGTGGTGGATATTCGTTCATCCAAAACAGGTGCGTGGTGCTTGACATCACTGGGGATCATGCTGTAAGTATAAGTGTGACTCCAAACGGGCCCACAACATTTTTACCAGCACCTGATGTCAACGACCCACCTAATCACCAAACAAGTAAATATGGCGAAGATGTTGATTGGGCGTGTGGTACCATATCTGTTTATGTTATGAATAGACTAAGTGCACCGGAAGCTACGCTAGGAACACCAATAAATATGCTTGTATACACTCACATGGAAGACGATGCACAATTTGCAGTACCCAGTGCTAGAATCGGTGGATTAGCATTGGTTGAGCCAGCTTCAGCAATAACAACAAATGAGACATCAGTAATAATAAACAACGATTTTTCGTTTGCAGACGATACGTATGGTATGTATTTTGGTGAGCACATAGTAAGCATAAGATCGCTTTTGCAGAGATTCTCACTGAATATGGTGTTTTACCCAGAGTTGTCCTCTTCTACTGTTGGGACACCGTACTTCGTTAATATTATGATGCCCATGCAAGGTATACATCGTGGTCATGTTGGTGACAGGAACCCAGGTGTTTCTATGGTTGATTTTAAGCCGAATACTTTGGCTGGCGCGCCATACAATCGTGCTTATACCACACCACTGCAATATTGGTCATCTGCGTATATAGGTATGAAGGGATCCATTCGGTGGAAGTTTATGGCCCGGGGCACACATGCTGCTGTACCAGGTCGTGGGTACCAAGTTGGTGGGTATTTCATAACTGAGTACCCTGATGCCTATGCTGCATATGGTTCGATCAATTCACTAACAACACTTGATGCACTTTTCGGTGAGGAAATGGAGATGGGTTTTCGTGGTGCTCAATACGAATCCACTGATTCCCCTGTAGAGATTGAAGTGCCTTATTATTGCAATCACAAATTTACGCTATGCCGAACCACGAGGGATGACACCAAGTTGCCAGTTGCATCATATACAGGCACAGGTTTTACTCAGTCTGGCATTAGTTATATTGCAGTACACACGGCAGTTGGCGATGACTTTTCACTATTGGGGTATATCGGTCCACCTAAGCTTTACACAGTTGGGTTGCTCGGTACACGTTAATGCAATAACATGTGATGTGTGAACAGAAAATAACAAAATAACAAAATATATAAATAAATGACAAAAATGCGTTTAAACACGCGAAACCCGGAT